ATTGCACCACTTACTTTTATTAATTGTTTTTTTGTTAATTCCATTTTAAAAATTATATTTATAATTATGTCTTTCTACTTCTATTTTCTGATTTGCAAAACAACTCATCCCGTTTATATGGCTATCAGTAGGCACAAAGTAATTCCATTTCTTAAATGACTGTATGTAATAGAAAAAGAAAGCTGCACGTTTACCAGTATTTTTTTGATATATAACCGTTGCAGTATGGTCACTTGTTGGTATTATTTCTTGTACAGTAAAAGTTTCGTTGTTAAAATTGTTTGCCCTATCTTTTTTAGAATATCTATTGCAAACATTATCTGTAAACACTTTTAATTCTTTCGCTACTTGCTTATTCATAATTTTTTATTTTATCCTATATAATATGATGTTTGTTCTTGGTGCTTTTCTTCTTCGTAATATCTTTTTGTCAAATCAATTTCTTCTTCTAATAAGGCATCAAGATAATTGTAAATAAAATCTACATCTTTGTCTGTCAATTCTACTTCGTCTTCTGCGTTCCATATTTCAGCTTTTAAGACGCCCTCTTTAAGGTTTAAGTCTATAACATAAGTACTACTATCAAAAGATAAAGTTACTTCGTTAGGAATCGGATATTGATAACTACCAGTTGTTTCGTATGATGGTTCAATTGTTTCTATAAGAACTTTTATTGCTTCTGTCATAATTATCTTGTAAAGAATTTAATAATGATTGATATAAACATCAGTATTAAATAACATACTAACATAGTCATAACTAAATAAACCATAAACTCTGCAAAGTATTCTATTGCTCTTTTCATATTAAAAGTTTATTGTGATTAATATTATTACTATAATTGACATTACTACTAAATGTACTTGGTTTGATAATACTTGGTCTTGTTTACTTTTTTTCATCTTGTTTGTTTTTATAAATTATTTTTTTCTTGCTCTGTTAAATTATCCCAATTTCTTACAAATACACTAACTGCTTCTGCATAAGTTTCAGAATGAAAATCATCACCTTCTCTTGCATCAAAAGTTGCCCAAACTGTATTTCCTAATTCGTCTTTAGTTTTTGAAACGTTTTTGTTAATGTATTCTTGAATTTGATATTGCTTTGTCATAATATTGTTTTTAATTATACATCAAATCTACAACATCTTTTTAGTTTATGAACTATGTTTTAACAAACTTTAACGTTTCTTTAACATTTAGACATAAAAAAAGGATAGCTATTTGCCACCCTTATAAACATTGTTAAACGTTTTTATTATCTATTTTCTTTTACTTTTCATATTGCATCTCTATTGTTTTCTGTATAAATGCTAAAATCCTCCAACCAGACTTAACGATATGTCTTGTACCACAGTCATCAAACTCATTTCCTTTAGCGTGTTCTAACAAATGACGCATCATTGCATCTAATTCATCTCCAGACTTACTTCTATCCCACCCTAAAGGTTCATTTGGATTATGTTGCTTTTGACCAGCCACACTGCATTTAGATATCTCCATTATTGCATCTGGAAAATAAGTAAGAACACCAGAATATACTGGCATACCTTTTCTATCATCTTTTTCTTTGTCTTTTTGTTCTTCTTTTTGTTCTTCACGTTCTAACTCTCTGTTAAATGTTTCTGTAATTTCTAATAATTTTTCTAAACTGTTCATCTTTTATTTGTTTTTATCGTATTCGTAAATTTTAGTGTATAAATCCCAAATTGCTTGGAATGATTCCTCTTTAGTAAATTCTTTGCCTTTCATATAGAACTGTCCGTTACCACCTAAAGTATAAAACACTTTAAATTTAGAACCAGAAACCTTTGGGTAAATTTTAAAACCTTTTCTAAAACAATAAAGCATTGCTTCGTAATTGCAGTTTTTAATCGTTATCTTCTTCTTTACCTTTGCCATCTATATTTAAGTCTTCAAGTAATGTTATTAGTTCCAATGCCTTTTCAACACCGTTTGCTTCGCACACCCTACCAGCTTCTAATAAATAAAGCCAATATTCGTACACATCATTTTTATCTTTTGTTTTATAATAACCATCTACACAACTATTATAAGCAACTGAATTTAATTGGTTGCATTGTCTATCTTCCATAACTTTAAAGTTCTAAATTATTATCATAATATTCTTTATTATCAATATATTTTTTATAATTGTCAGTTGCTATTTTTAATTTCTCATAACCACCAGCAATAAAGTCATCTGATAATGTAACAAATTCAACTTCCTTTGTTTGTTTATCAACTACAACGTAATTAAATTCAAACGCTCCAAACAATTCTAAATATAATGCTGCTTGTAAATCATAATTATAAAGTAAAGCAGATTCTGAAAACCTACTAATATCACTTGTGGTTTTTAAATCAACTACAATACCTTGTAAAAGTATATCCGCTTTCCCTCTAAATGGTAAATCATTATAATAGCCTATTTCTGGCACTTCAAATTCTGCTTGTTTAACTAATCTGCTAAAGTCTTTATTGTTTAGCACCGCTTCTGCAACTGCCTTACATCTATTTAATTCTGCTAAAGTGTAAACTGTTTGTGGTAATTGTTCTTCAACTGCTAATTTATAAGCCTTACTTCCTTTGGTGCTTTCTATAATTGTTAATTCGTCTATTCTATGTGGTTCTAAACTTAACAAGTGAATAAGTCTACCATCTCTAAACGGTTGTGGTTCTTTCTCCTTTGGTGGTTTATTTAGCATTGCAACGTATGCTTCTGGAGATTCCAAAAGACTTTTACAACTTGATGAAGATAAAGCGTGTTTACCAAGATGACCGTAATAAAACGTATCATCCATCATTTTAGTTAATATCTCTTCTTTGTTAAATACTTCCTTGTTTAATAATGTGATTGATTCCATTGTTTTTATTTTAATTTAATTGCTTTTATTACTTCTAATTCTGTTATTTCTTTTTTTACCCACATACGTTTTTTAAATTCAGTTGTTGCTGGTAATGATTTTGTAAACCACTTTATATCTATTTCGTTTAAGTTAAATAAGTAAACGCCCTCTGGTGTGCTATTAATGTAAATTGGTATATCTAAATTCTTGCTTGATTCTAATATTAAAGCATCGTATTTACCTTTTTCTAATATTAAAGTATCGTAATGTTTTCGCCTACACTTTAACTCTATTCTGCTTTGAGTTTCAATATCATAGCAATCCCATCTTGAAATTGGATTTTTACTATTTACTAATGTTTTGTAATGGTTGTTACTTAACCACTCGAATAAATCCTTTTCTTTCCAGTTTTGCATATAGCTAATATACTAAAAATATATTAATTAAAAATCATAAGAATTATCAACAAATTCTGGTAAACCATTTTCGTTTATTAAAAAGCTAAAAGGTTCAAAACCTCTGTTTCTACTTCTTTTACATTCAACTGAAACCCACCCTTTGTTTACGTGATTAGCTTCTAACTTAATTTGTAGTTCTGCTTTCTTTTCTAAAAAACTCCCTAAATGTCCAGTTGGTTTGTCGCTTCCGTAATTTGAATGTATAACCGTTACAATGTGGCATTTATATTCATCAGTCCAACTCATTAATTTTTGAACTGCTACCGAACATTGTTCAAGGTTATTTACATCAGCAACTAAATCTGCAATTCCATCAATAATTATTAAACCTATATTTTTACGTTCTAAAATATCACTTAAAACATAATCTATAAAATCAATCCTATCTGATGGACTCATATTTCTTAAAGCGTAAGTGTAATACTTGTCATCAGCTTCTAAACCATTCATTATTATTGGTCTTCTAAAAACCTTTTGAGCGTGGAATCTACCTTGTTCTGTATCAAAGTGAATTACGTTTCTGCCTTTTCTATGCCCTTTTATTTTACCAGTAAATTTATTGCCATTATTTAAGTAAGCAGATGTTAACAAACTTGTGAAAAAACTTTTACCAACCTTTGGCGGTGCTTGTACAAAGCTAAAATTTCCATAAGTTCCTAAAGGTATTGGATATTCTGCACTTGTTCCATCTGTATTTTTTTCTGTGTAAGAACCACAACTGATTGCTACTGGTGGGTATTTAACTTCTTCTGATATATCAACGTAAGCATCATCATACAAAAGTTGCATTTCCATCCTTTTAACTTCTTTACTATCATCTTGTGTGCTTGTTTGATTCATCTTCTTTATATTTGATTATTCTTGTTTTAAAAAACTTACCTAAAATATTATCGTTTAAAAATTTGTCACTTTCTAAAACCTTTTCTTGAAATTGTAAAGCAGTTTCATAATAAGTCATCATTGTACGATTATAACAAATGTAAACTATTTCTCTTTGACAATCTTCAATTAACCATTTTTTTGTTTCTGCATTACTTCCAGTATATTTTAACCAATTACTTTCTACATAGTCAACCCTTTTACGCTTGTACCCTTTTAATGGTGGTTTAGTGCGCTTATTAAGCAATATCTTTTTACCTATATAGTATTTGTTTGTTTTTTTGTTTAGTATCTTGTAAACGAAGCCTATTGCATCTTCTGGTAAATCTGTTCTTTCTTTTATAATTTGGTCTTTATATTTCCACATAGAATAAAAAAAGGGATGCTATTAACACCCCTTTGAATTAATTAATTAAAATGGTAAATCTACTGTTTCTTCTTGTTGAACTTCTGCTTTAGCTTCTGACTTTTGAACAAAACCTTGTAAGTCATCTGATGCATAATAAATTTTACCATTTGCAACGTACCTTTTCTTTTCTTTATTTTCCCTTTGCTCTTTGTTTTGTGGGATTGTAAAAGATACATTTTTACCGTAGTTACCCTCTTCAAAGATTGAAAAGTTTAGTTTAAGTTTCTTTAACTCTTTTCCGTTTTCATCTTTCTTTGGCACTAACTCCTTTTGCGAATTGTAAGTTAAAATACTCTCAAAGTATTGAGATAACTTTTTAATTTCTTCTAACTGTAATTCTACATCTCCTAATAAATAACTTTTGTTGCTCATAATTCTAATTTTAATTGATTTCTAATTTATTTGTTTAATAATTCCTTTGTTTCTTTTGAAACTTTGTATTTCTTTTCTACGTTTGCAAGTGTACCACCGCCTTTTAAATATGCTTGTACTTTTGTAAATTCAGTAGTACCTTTATTTAGCCATTCTTTATCAGATGTTGTTGCTTTTGCAGTTGGTGCTTTACCGTGAGTATTTGTACTATCAGCATCTTTAGTATCGTCAATTAAAAACAAGCCATTTAAAGCATACTTTCTTGAATATGAACTACTGCTACCAAAACTTTGTGCAATGTCCATACCTTTACGATTTGGGTCTATTCCAGCTTGTGCTTTAGTATGTACTTGGTTTTCTCCATCAGATATAATTGCAATTGATTCTACAAATATAATATCTCCTAATTGTTTAATTTCATCTGAAACTGTTAGTGTGCA